ATATTGTGAAATAAAAGATGCAAATGATAGAGAAATACATTACATTGAATCATTGAATACTTTATTTCCAAACGGTTATAATTTAAAAAATGGTGGAAGTGTATTTACTCATAGTGAAGAAAGTAAAAAACGTGTATCATCCGGGGTTATTAATTATTTTAAAGATAAAAAATTTGAAAGATTTAGACATATCAAACATATAGATGAAGATATCGAAAAGTACATTAGACCTTTGTATAGAGATGATATTCTGTTTGGATGGTATGTTTATATTGACAGAGTTAAAGCAGATTTTGGTGGCGTTCATATACCATTAACTGAAAGTAAAAAAAATGCGATAGAATTTGTAAAAAGTTTGAAAAATCAATTAGCAAAACACCTTGATGCGGGAAACCCCTTAGAGCCTTCACTACCACTCACAATCGGAAACGTCCGTGAGGAACTCGGTTAATAGCCGAACCCAAAGGTAAGAATGTGAAGGATTGGGCAATCCGCAGTGTTACTTCCTAAATCCGTTATGGTAGGATATGGAAGGCATTCAGAGACTGAACGGGTGTTGGTGAACTATGAAGGATTAGCCATCCAGAGTTTGCTTAAGATACAGTGCCGACCCCCTGGGAAACCTTGTGGGATATATTCGGAGATGAATTTACATGCACCGCAGAACACACTAGCGGAAACAGAATTAAGACATTTGGCAGCAATTCCATACCAAATAATCAGTCCATCCGGTAATGCACCTATTATTGGTATATATCAAGATTCACTATTAGGATCTTATAGATTCACAAGACCCAATATCAGCTTCACACCAAGAGAAGCAATGAATCTATTGATGATGTATCCAAAAGTAGACGTAGCAGCATTACGCGAAGCAGGTAATAAAATAACAAATTTCGATATATTATCACAAATATTATCACCAATAACATTAAAATACAAAACAAGTTTATTCGATGATGACAAAGACCAAATGAAGGACTCCAACAACGTCATGGAAATACGTAATGGTAAATACATCCGAGGTCAAATGGAGAAGTCCACATTAGGATCAACTACAAAAGGTATTATTCATCGTATATGTAACGATTTCGGAAATATGCAAGCATCATTATTTATAGATGATTTACAAAACGTGGTTACAGAATACATGAAAACCAGTTCATTCAGTGTAGGTATCAGTGATTTAATAGCAGATAGAAAAACACAAGACGAAATCATAAAAATCATTGTAAAACAAAAGCAGGAAGTCCAATCATTAATAGAAAAACTCCATTTGGGAACATTCGAAAACAATTCAGCATTAACAAATATGGCACAATTCGAACAAAATGTAAATAATATATTGAACGAAGCAACTAACCAAGCCGGTAGTAAAGGTCGTAAATCATTAGCAAAAACAAATCGTTTTGTTATGATCGTAAACTCAGGTTCTAAAGGTACACCTATCAATATTTCTCAAATGATTTCATGTTTAGGTCAACAAAACGTAGATGGTAAACGTATTCCTTATGGTTTTGATAGTCGTACGCTTCCACATTTCAGTAAATTCGATGATTCACCACAAGCACGTGGATTTATCGAAAATTCCTATATTTCAGGATTGACAGCCCCAGAGCTCTTCTTCCATGCTATGGGTGGTCGTATAGGTTTGATTGATACCGCATGCAAAACTTCCCAAACAGGGTATATTCAGCGTAGACTTATTAAAGGTTTAGAAGATCTAAAAGTCGAATATGATATGACTGTTCGTAACAACAAGGGACGTATAGTACAATTTTCATACGGTGATGATCACTTTGACTCGACAAAGGTTGAAAATCAGTCAATTCCATTAACTGGAATGACAACCGAAGATATATATTTATATTATGATATAGTTGGAACAAATGATCAGCATAATGATTTATTAGACATTTATTCAAAGGGAACAATCACAAGAATAAAAAGACAGCGTCCAGATACCCAAACAAAATGCAAAAAATATATCGAAAAGATGATAAAAGCCAGAACACAGATAGTAGAGTCAGTATTCAAAAACAAAAGCGAAAATGCTGTAAAAATGCCAGTAGCATTTCAAAATATAATAGCGAATATTCAAGGCCAATTGAACTTGAATTCAAATTCGGTTGTCGATATTACACCATTAGAAGCATTTGAATTAATCGAAGAATATTTCAACAAATTGAAAGAGCTCAAATATTGTCAACCAACAGAATTATTTGAAATAGTTTATTACTTCTATTTGACACCAAAAGATTTACTAGTAAATAAACGTTTCCATCGCAAAGCATTAGTAATGTTATTAGAAACCATTATTTTGAAATATAAACAAGCAATTGTTCATCCAGGAGAAATGGTAGGTGTCATTGCTGGACAAAGTACTGGTGAACCTACTACGCAGCTAACTTTAAACACTTTCCACTTGGCTGGCGTAGCATCAAAATCTAACGTCACCCGTGGTGTGCCAAGAATAGAAGAAATTCTGAGACTTACAAAAAATCCAAAAAATCCATCACTAACCGTATTTTTAAAACCAATTGATGAAACAGAGCGCGATAGAGCAACCCAATATGCTAATATGTTGGAACATACTAAACTAATTGATGTTACAAAATCAGTACAAATATGTTTTGATCCAAATGATAGGGCAACCACAATAATAGAAGACCGATTATTATTAGAACAATATTATGAATTCGAAGATATTGTAATAGATTGTATGGAACAAGATCAGGATGCAACTGGACAAAAATCAAAATGGATAATAAGATTAGAGTTCGATGCAGAAACATTATTAGAAAAGAACATAACGATGGATGATATTCATTTTGCAATCACAAATGGTCATGGAAATGATATTTCATGTGTATATTCCGATTATAATTTAGATAATTTGATTTTCAGAATTCGTTTGAATAGTAGTGTATTCAATAAAACCAAAAAGCAAAAAGGTATTCCTGATACATTAGATCAATCAGATGAAATATATATGTTACGTAATTTCCAAGAAACTCTTTTGAACAATATTGTATTACGTGGTATACAAGGAATTCGAAATGTTCTTCCTCGAAAATTACAAAACTATGTAGTAAAAGATGAAGGTAAGTATTCACAAAAAGACATATGGATTTTAGATACAACTGGTACAAATTTATTAGATGTATTAGCCTTTGATTTTATAGATCCATCACGCACATATAGTAATGATATCAAGGAAATATTCGATGTATTAGGTATTGAAGCTGCTAGACAAACTATTTATAATGAACTCTATGAAGTGATGGAATTTGCAGGTGTATATATAAATTATCATCATCTCAGTTTATTAGTAGACAGGATGACATCTACACAGAATATGGTTTCTATATTTAGATCCGGTATTTTGAATGATGACATCGGACCAATATCAAAATCCACTTTTGAAGTACATACAGAAGTATTATTGAATGCATCGAGACATGCTGATTTTGATCATATGCGTGGTGTATCAGCCAATGTAATGATGGGACAAATGGGTGTATTTGGTACAGGAAGTTTCAAATTGATATTAGATATGGATAAAATCAAGAAAATGAATGATACCGATGTTGATATTCGCAATATAGACAATGAGATAGAAAAAGAGTTTGGGTTAATTGATGATAAGACAGATACATGTTCTAAACCAAATATAGAAATACAGAATAATATAACAAATTTGAAATATAGTGAAACAAATCAAACAGACGACGAATACGATATGGGATTTTAGATATTGATATATAAAAAATACAAACAAATATATTTTGTATTTTTTTATGTTTGTAACCCCATCAATATATTATTGACAGCATTTATTATTTTTATTCTAGGAGCTTTTATGTTAAATAAAAACATCAAATGACGTAGCTGTATAATAGTATTATTTGTCATATATTGTGAATAATGTATTAGTATATTATTGATGGCATGTATAATAGCAAATCTATTTTGATTATTTTGATACATATACATAATATTATAAATAGCACTTTTTACATTTACATTCATATTGGTAGGTTCGGGGCTTGGCGCAGGCTCAGGAGCAGGCATAGGAGCAGGCATAGGAGCAGGAATAGGAGCAGGCATAGGAGCAGGCTCAGGAGCAGGTTCAGGAACTGGTGTAGGAGCAGGCTCAGGAGCAGGCATAGGAGCAGGAGCAGGCATAGGTGCAGGCATAGGAGCAGGTTCAGGAAGAACATTCATTTCAAAATCACCTTGAACATTTCCAGGAGGAGCAGTATTCATAGTAATAATAGCTGCTTGTGTCTGAGTATTTATTGATATACCTATTGCAAATCTAGTACTGGATTTCCAAACAAGACATGTAAAATGTCCAGTTGCACTACTAAAACCAGGATTATTGAAATCATATTTCATAACTTCATTATACCAAGAATCGATACTTTTTTTAATTAATAACATGGCATCTGAACCATATCCTTGAAAATATGCCAAATTTTCACCATATAATTGATTACCACTGTGTTGGAATAAATTGTTATTAGATAATACAAGAGACCAACTTTGTGAAAAACTATAAATTGTATTATCCCATACCATGGGTGGTGCTTGATGTTTTGCTCTATAATTATTTACATATAAAGCAATTTCATTTTCTTGATCGGGGGTCAATGATGGTTGTGTAACAGACATTATAATATTTTGTTATATAAAATTATCCTAAATAATTCGAACTGCATTATGCTGTGTATTTTACAATTGTGTACAAAAAAATACAATAGTAAACTAATGGTTTTATTATATTAAAACACAACAAAAACAATATAAAAACAAATAACACTAAATATTGTGGGAACACCCCCCACCGGGTTTAGCTCAGTTGGTAGAGCATTTGACTGTAGAGGTTTATTGATATCAAATTGTCACCTGTTCGATTCAGGTAACTCGGAAAAAGCGTTAGTGGTGTAGTGGTAACACACAACCCTTCCAAGGTTGAACTGGGGGTTCGATTCCCTCCTAACGCAAACATATAATAACAATGCCAATATTGTTATTATATATATTATCGTTTCAACGTAATTTTTATAGGATAGCTATTCAAATAATCAGTTATAGCCGACATATGTTTATCATAGTCAGGATCTTGACTCAATAATTCAAAACCAGGTAATTCATTCATATGAAAACTACCGTCGATTAAATGATACGTTTCCATATCATTCGTGCTATTTTCACCACCACATCTTATAAAATAAAATTTATCCATTGCAACATCACCACCTAAAACATACCAATCATATTGATATGTCAAATTCGCGATTTTGTTTGATGAAAACAAAACAATAGGTAATTTCATAGAAGATGCTAGTAACCATAAATCCAAATTCGTTAAAAAATAAGAGTCACTCATAATAATAGGTTGTAAATCAAGAATACCACCTTTTTTCAGTATTGATACAATATCTTTTTTACCTTCTATTGATAAAAT